GTGGGTGTCCTTGAAGCCAATGTGGCCCTCCTCGGTCCCTACCTCACGGACAATAGCAGTCGAACGGACACCTTGGAAGCCAATGTCGCCCTCTTAGGACCCTACCTTAGTGACAATAGCTCGCGCACGGGTGTCCTCGAAGCCAATGTCGCCCTCTTAGGGCCATACCTTACGGACAACAGTAGTAGGGTGGGTGTCTTAGAGGCCAATGTGGCCCTCTTAGGACCCTACCTTAGTGACAATAGCAGCCGGACGTCCACCTTAGAGGCGAATGTCGCCCTTATGGGTCCATACCTCAGTGATAATAGCAGTCGAGTGGGTGTCCTCGAAGCCAATGTCGCCCTTTTAGGACCATACCTTAGTGACAATAGCAGCAGGGTGGGTGTCCTCGAAGCCAATGTGGCCCTTTTAGGACCATACTTGAGTGACAATAGCTCGCGCACGGGTGTCCTCGAAGCCAACGTGGCCCTGCTGGGACCATACCTCACGGACAATAGCAGTCGAACAGACACCTTGGAAGCGAATGTGGCCCTCCTCGGCCCTTACCTCAGTGACAACAGCAGTCGCCTGACTCTCGTGGAGACCAACAAGGCGGTAAACCTCGACCCGATCTTCGAGAGCAACATCACCGTGTCCAACAACTTGTTCATGACCGATCTCACGGCGAGTCGGGTGGTCTTCGTTGGCACGGATAACGAACTGACCGACGATCCGGATCTGACGTGGGTGACGGCGACGTCCACTCTCACGGTGGATGGAGATTGCCGAGTGAGTGGGAACCTACATGTCGAAGGCGCGGTTATCACCCTTCACTCGGAGAACACAATCATGAACGATGCCATCATCGAACTCGCCAACAACAACGTGAGCGACACGACGGATATGGGGATCATCATGACCCGTCCCACGAGTAACGTGGCCATCGGCTACAGAGGTGATCAGGCGGAATTCATGATCGGTCACACCCATTCGGACCCTTCCTCGGTGGACCTCGTCCCGGACTTGACCAACGACCTCAACGTCAACGTGTATGGTCAGGTGATGTCAAAGTCCCTGGACATCCGAGGCACGGCCAATACGGGTGCATTGACGGCGACGACTGCCCAGGTGAACGGCGACTTCACGATGGTCTCCACTGCCACTGGAAGCGCCGCGGGGCCGGAGTTCACCCTGTGGAGGAACAACCCGGACCCCCAAACAGGTAACTACCTGGGTCAGGTGAAATTCGCGGGCGAGAACTCCACGGGTGGGAAGGTCAACTACGCCAAGATGACTGGTAAGATTTCATCCAACGTCGCCGGCGCCGAGGACGGGCTCATAGAGGTCGCGGTGCAAGACAACAGCACCTTTAAGATTATCACCCGCTTCACCAACACCGACCTCAAGTTGATCAACGGCACAGGTTTGGAAGTCGCCGGGGATGTGGCCGTGGACACGGACACCCTCTTCGTCGACGTGAGCACGGACAGGGTGGGGATCAACACCTCCTCACCTTTGTTTGAGTTGGACGTCCATGGTGTGGCGAACTGTGAGACCCTCAATGTGAACACCATCCAAGGGTTGCAAACCCTGAGCTTCACGTCCCTGAACACCACGACCCCACCCCTCCAACTGACGGCTGGAAGCCTGAACGACGGGGTGGGTGCCTTAAGGATCGACAGCGTGGAACCGGACATCTACCTGAACGACACGGACGGTGGATTCAGCACGGTGACCTTTGCCCACGACTCCAACGCGTACGCCGCGTTCGGGCGGAACTCTTCCAATAACTTTTACATCACCGTGAGAGACCCGGCGGTCAACGGTGGTAACTGGAGGAACGACACCCTGTCCATCGATCGAACCTCGGGTGACATCAACCTCGGGTACAAGTTGGGCGTCGCCGGTGCGCCCTTCACGGGATCGAACGTCCTCGAGGTGAACGGCACGTGCAACGCCGTGGCCTACTATGGAAGTGGGCAGTACTTGAGTGACATCGCGAGCAACCTCCAACAGGTGGTGGAGAACGGGAACGTCACGTCCCTGACGGTTGAGTTGAGCAACACCCACACCGCCCTAAAGACGGACCTCGTCGCCAACGTCGACGTCAAGATTGACCAGTTGGATTCGGTGAACATCACGGGTTTGGCGAGTAACGACACCCTCGTGTACGACGGCACCAATTGGGTGAACACCGAACACGCCATCGTCAATTACATCAAAGTGCACAACAACACCGGGGTCCAGATCAATCGAGGACAAGCCTTGTACATCTTCAATTCATGGAACACGAACGTGGCCAACGTGGCCCTGGCCAAGTCGGATGATGCCTCGACCATGCCCGTGATCGGCATCGCGAGCGCGAACATCAATAACGGCGCAGAGGGCCTGGCCATCACCTACGGTAAGGTGAACAACGTGAACACCAGTTCATTCGAAGAGGGCGAGACCCTGTACGTGTCCAACGTCACCGCGGGTGGTCTGGCGAACGTCAAACCGTACGCCACGACCGACTTAATCCAGAACATCGGCGTGTGCGTGAAGGCGTCAAGCTCCGGGGTCATCTTCGTCACCGGTATCGGTCGCGCGAACGACGTGCCGAACGCGGTGGAGGTGGTGACCCAACCGAGCTACGTGTACGTGAACTCTGCGAACAATGAATTCAAGAAGATGGCGCGCACGGACTTGCAGACCAAGTTGCCCACCCTGCAGGAGGTGACGGACACCCAAAACAGCACCACGGAGACCGTGCTCTTCACCAACACCGACACATCCATCAACGCCTACGGTAACGTCGAGAGCTCGGGGTACTTCCTCGGGGACGGCACCCTCCTCACGGGTGTGGCGCTGGCCAGTCACCTCAACGACAACAGTTCGAGGATCACCGACCTGGAGGCGAACACCGTGGAACTCGCCTCGAACATCGCCCTCAAGGCGAACAAGCTCGACCCGACCTTTGACAGCAACATCACGGTGACCAACCACGCCTTCGTCGGTGGTGGTCTCGTCACCGGGTTCAAGAAAACCTACAGTTACGCGGGGAGCATGACCAACAGTAACGTCGCGGTGGAGTTCGCCAGCAACGTCTTCTACGGGAAGATTGTGGCGCAACTCACCGAAGGGTACTCCAACGTCTCGACCTACGTCCTGGAAGTGTCGGGTGGGAAAAACCCCGGTGGGGGGACGACCAAGGACATCCGCCTGGGTACGCAAAACAAGTTTGGGGAGGACTACCCGTGGTCGACCACGGTCGCGACCGACCCGACACACGTGGTGATCGAACCGACGTCGGTCGGGACCACAAACTACGATTACTCCTTCTTCGTCGAATACATCAGTGCCGCGTCGGACGGACAGGTGGTCGCGATAAAGGAGGACGGAAGTGCAGTGCAAAATTTCTATTACTAAGGTAGAGTCACATGAGCATCAACAACATCCAGGCATTTAGCGGGGATGTCGAGATGCTCTCAGGCAACGTGTTTGCAAAGCGTCTCTTCGTCGAAGATGCCATCACTGAACTCGGCTCAAACAACCAAAGCTATGACCACGTCGGTCTCTTACTGACGCGTCAAGCTGGGGAGTACGCCAACATCGCTATCTTCTACGACGATACTGCAGGCCAAGATACCTTAAAGATCGGGTACACGACCAACGTCGGCACGGACGACACCATCACCCTAGCGAGCTCGAACTTGGTGACGAACATCGCCGGGAACATCGAGGCCCAGTTCTTCATCGGGAATGGGTCCCAGTTGGAAGGTCTCGTGACCGATCTCCAGTCCGTGACTGACGGAGGGAACAGCACGTCCAACAATCTCCTCCTGACATCCGAGGGCACGGCCATCAACGTCAGCGCGGGGAACGTGTTCGTGAACAACTACATCACCGCCAGTCGGTTCTACGGGGATGGGGCCTACCTCACCAACATCGCCGCGAACTTTGAAGAGATCATCATCAACGGGAACGTCACGAACAATGTGGTGGAGTTGCGAAACGCCACGTCCCTGGTGACCACCGGGTCGGTGGGCATCAGCAACCTCCAACCCAATGAGAACTTTGATTTGTCCATCGGGTCGAACATTTACTTTGACGACGACGCGGCCGACGGGCAGGTGATGCGGGTCGAGGGGAATGTCAACGTTCACTCCATCTATTTCCAAACCTTGGAGATTGAACCGACCACCTACGGGTTGGAACAAGTCGCCGCGGTCTCCAACGACCTCCCACAGACGATCGAGTTCTCCAACGTTACCACCGCCTTCGTCACGGACCGGAAGATCGGTATCGGTACCGAACCGGACACTGATGTGGGCCTGTCTGGTGCGCACGTGTACGGCCACTTGCGTTTGGGTGGCGCCTCCGGTCTGCAAGACAACGACCAGTTGAAAATCATGTCCACCGGTGGGTTGACCGTGGCCGCCAACGACGCGGACGGTCAGTACGATTACTCCAACCTCATCCTTCGAGCGGGTGACAGTAACTCGTCCCAAATCTTCGTGTGTGGCGCCTACACCGACGCCGACCGACAGAAGATTGTGTTCCAGACGAAGAACACCGACCGCATGACCATCCTCTCCGACGGGGTGGTGAACGTCGCGTCCAACGTCGAGGCCTCCTTCTTCATCGGTAACGGGTCCGCCCTCACGGGTTTGGTGACTGATTTACAATCGGTGTCCGAGGGTGGGAACACGACCGATCAAACCATCATCTTTGAAAACCCGGACGTGTCCATCAACGCCTACGGGAACGTTGAGGCCCAGTTCTTCATCGGGAACGGGTCCCAATTGGAAGGTCTCGTGACCGATCTCCAGTCGGTGACCGAGGGAGGGAACACGACCAACCAGAGCATCGTCTTCAGCAACGTCGACATGGGCGCGAACATTTCGACCAACCTCTTCGTCGGTGACACCATCTTCGTGGACGACGTCACCCTCAGTGCGGCGCCGACGTACAACCTCCAACAAGTCACCGGGTACGGCGCGTCGACGAACGAGGACATTTACCTCCAATCGACGACCGCGAGCACGAGCCGATCGACCGGGGCCCTTCGAGTGGCCGGTGGCGTCGGCGTCCTCGGGAACGTCTACGCCACCAACGTGTACACGAACGTGTACAGCGAATTCTCCAACATCTCCCACCTCGTCACGGGCAACTTGGAGACCCCCCAACTGACCGTGAACGCCGTGGCCGTCCAAATGACCCTCGGCTTGGAACAGGTGTGCAACTCGGACAACGAACTCCTCAACAACACCATGGTCATCTCCAACCTCACCCCGGCGACGAGCGCGACCACGGGTGCCCTGACGGTGTCCGGGGGCGTGGGTGTGAGCGGAAACCTCTTCGTGGGATCGATGCCCGTGGCCCAAACCGCCTCCAACTTGGTCACGTGGGACTCGACCACCAAACAATTCAACGACAGCGGTGGCTTGTTCAGTAACAAACTGGCCGTCGTGAGCCAACAACCCGTGGAGGCCTTGACCGGGGGGTCCACCACCGTCACCGACCACGGCACGTACGTCGCCTCCGCCTCCAGTGGCACGGCGCACGACGCCTTCGACCGCGATGATTTCAGCTACTGGTTGTCGAGCACCGGGTACACTGGAACATCCAACGCCTACGTCGGTGCCACCCAGTTGGCCACCGGCCTTCCAGTGGGTGAGTGGTTGCGGGTGAAGATGCCGTACAAGGTGACCGTGCGCCACCTCGTCTTCACCGAAGGGTACAACGGTGCGAGCCTTCCCCTCGAGGCGAACGTGTACGCGACGAACGATGAAGGCCAATCGTGGACCCTCGTCAAGGAACTCACCAACATCACCGCGGTGACCCCACACGTCGTGGACGCCACCGCTTCGTACGCGGAGTACGCCCTCGTGGTGACCAAGGTGGCCGGGAACTACGACAAGACGTCCATCGCGGAGTGGAAACTCTTCTGCGAAAGCTTCACCGTCAAGGACGGGCTCATCAACATGTCCAAGATTGGGAACATCGAGAACAGCCTGACGGTGACACGTGGGGAGGCGTTACAGAGTTATCCACCTGGTGCGATGACGGACACGCGCGTGCTCTTCGAAGGTCACGGCGTGTACAGCGTCTCCGCCTCGAATAACAATAACTATTTGGTCAGACGCGCCTTCCTGCACAGCCCAGTGGCGTCGTACGGTGGAGGTTCCATCTGGTACCAACCCGCGGTCGCGACCTACAGCGCCACCGCCCCGTACGATGCGTTGTCGACTGCCCCCGCGACAGTGGCCGGTGGCACCACCTACCGGGGTGAATGGCTCCAAATGGACGGACCCGAAAAGATTTTCGTGAAAAAGATGGGCATCTCCCCACGAGCTGAGTCGGATGATGTGTTATCCCCGGACACCGGGGTCATCCTAGGAAGTAACGACGAAGGCAACACCTTTGAGTACATCGATTCGTGGACCATCAGCTCATACACCGACAACACCTACTCGTACGTCCCGATCGCGTCAACGACCGCGTACAAGACCTTGCGAGTGGTCTTCACGTCCATCAATGGGAACAACTTGGCTGTAAACATCGGGAACATGACCTTCCTCGGAACCCCCGAACCGACCGTCATCGATGACGGTGTCATGAACCTGAAGACCCTCAACGTGCAAAACATCGGTTCTAAGACGCCGGTCTTCGGGTCACTGCATTTAGCCCTGGAGATGTCGACCAAATACGACTTCGATTACGAGACGTACGATCTGGCAGTGTCCGACCGTTATGATAACGACTCCCTTTCCGGTACGACGTACGCGATTCAAGACACCGCCGGTCGTAACGTGAGCACGGCCTTTGTCGGGGAAGAGAGTAACGTGTACATCAACTACACCGAAGACGCCTTCACGTTCGATGGGGTGGGTGACTACCTCCAAGGTCATTTCCGGGGCATGCTCGCGAACAATGCTGCCCACTCGTTCAGCGTTTGGTTCAAAACCAGAGTCAGCGCCACAGAGCAAGACATCTTCATCGTCTCGAACTCTGACGTTTCGAACGTCCAGTACAACACGGATTCCAGCAACCTATACACAGCCATCAGATTGACGACGAGTGATAAGCTTGTGTGGTACCACTGGGAGAACGACATCACGTACAACGCGACAATCACCCCGAACACCTGGTATCACGTGTGTTGCACGTACGGCGGTGGCGCGACACCCACGTACAAAAAGTTGTACCTCAACGGGGTCGAAATCACGGACGTCACGACGTCTGGTTCACAGTACGGCACGGAGCTCAAACTTGGGAATTACGTCCAGCGATTCGAAATCGGTGGTGGCGAATATAGGTTGCTAGGGCAGGGTGACAAGCATTTCTTCAACGGACACATCGCGGACATAAAGTTTTGGTCGGCCAATCTCAATGCGGCGCAGGTGAGCCAGCTCTATGCGTTGGGACGCAACTACCTCGAAAACACAAACGTGGCGTCGAGCCTCTCGATCGGACGGGGTGGCAGACGCCCGCGCGCAGCTTTGGACGTCCACGGACCGGTGGTGTTCGACGGACCCGTGGACATGACGGGGCCGGTGTATAACCCCGGGTACAACGCCATGACGCACATGAATGGCGGTGGCGTCGTCACGTGGGGAAGCTGGAGCAACTACTACGAGACGGGCGCTACGAATTATTGCTTCAAGTGGACCAGTCGATTGATCCCTATAGGATATAACGTCTACACAGGGGCGTACTATCAGTACATCAACATTGAAATGCCCGCGGAAGGTACGAAAATCCCCTACCTGTACAACGGTAGACGTCTCTACAAGACCGTCACGAGTATAGGCATTCCATTGCTTGCATGGGATGCGCTCTACTACGTCATGGACACGCACGTGACCGCAAACCGTCTAAATCATCGTTTTGTGATTAGATATCACACGCAAAAGACAAAAGTCCCAAGTACGTGGTTATTGCTCGCGGCCATCAACGGCGACTCAGGCACGGGACGGACGTACAGTTGTAAGATCCCGGGTCTGAACACGCAGATTCCCCTGGACGGGATGTGCATCTCTGGGTCCCTCCTGATGTACAGCACGTACGTGTTCGGAAGCCCGTACGACGTCCAACTCATGGGTCTTCCCGTGGACAACTGGTACTGGTACAGAGGGGCAACGCAGTGGACACCGAGGCAAATGCTCACCATCGAAGACCCCGGTGTGTTGTCCGGCGTCTACTGGGCCGTCGGCTTTGAGTCGGAGACGCGCGGCACGGCGTACACGAACCACCTCGGTCTGAACATCCCCTTCGAGTGGATGATGGTGTATGAAGTGGACAACCCCTCGAACATCATGCGTGGTGGTTTCGCTAATGGTTATCTGGCCTTCAATCAAAGGAGTCAAACCCAAACGACGGATAAATCAGGCACGGGCTTCACCACCGGATACCGCATTTATTTGGGGTACGCCGGTGGGATGGGTTTCTATAGGACCGACCAGGACGTGTGTTCGTGGAACCAGAGCACTGGAGCGGTCGGTGCGGGCTATGACGGAGCCACCTGTGGTAGCTTTCCGAACAACCTCGTTTGGGGCACCGGAAACACCGCGAATAGTGCAACGTACTTGAACATCACCACCGGTTCGAGGTGGCGCGTCGCGTTGTTTTGGACGAACAATGTTGTCAACTAATGACATGTTCTTCAACACGTGGGCGTCCCACCTGTGGATCGTCATCCACGCCATGGCGTTACAGATTGACAGGGTGACCAGGGGTCGGGAGACTTTCGATCACTTCATGAACAATCTCGACACGCTCATGACGTGCGATCACTGCGAGAAAGATTACGTGGCCCACCTCAAGGAGCACCCACTCGAGGCGGTCGCGGACGCGGACCTCTTCGAGTGGACGGTCACCCTGCACAACCGCGTGAACGCCCGTCTGAACAAGCCACACCTGTCGGTGCGGGAAGCGCGAGCGATTCATGAAAAAAAAATGTCCCACCTTCTCAGATAGAGAATGGTCGAGCATTCCCGCACGATGGGTGGTGACAACTTTTGTTGGGTGAGCAACAAGAACGGCACCTTCACGACCGGGGACACCATCGTGGACGTTCGTTCAAACTACGGCGTCCTCCAGAGCAACGTCGATCCAGTCGAGACGTTCCACGGGACGATCTCGGTGGACTGTGATTTCGAGGCGTCCAACGTCACGTTCGCGGCGAAGGACTGTGTCATGTCCAACGTGACCTATTACGAGCGCGTGACCTACCAAGTCATCGACGAGGAGGAGTACAAGCGGGTCACGCTCTTCAACAAGCACATGGCGGTGAAGGACGGGGACGTGTACAAGCGGAAGATTCGGGAGGAGTCCTCCACCCCCCAGAGTGGCTTCGAGGCGCGCACTCGAGAGATGTGTACCTACCCTGGGACGACGTCCAACGTCGTCCACGACTTCCGATTGATGATGTTGGACAAGGACATGAAACCGACCGAAGACGAAGACGCGTGCGCGTACAAGGCGGCGTACGTCCCATTCACTTGAGAAAAAACCTTACGTTATCGTAGATGTCACAGAACATCGTAAACTTTCCAGGTGCATCCCTCCGCGCGGAGGACGCAAGGTTTACGACGTTCTATGCGAATAACGTCAGCATGCACGCGAGCTCGGGGTTGGAGCAGATCACCGCCGTCGGGCACGTCACCACGACGGGGATAGAGATCAGCAACATCAAGCCGTCCACCAGTTCGACCACGGGGGCCCTGGTCGTCGCGGGTGGCGTCGGGGTCGCCGGGAACGTCACCGTCGGATCGAACCTCTCCGTCACTGATGAGACCACTCTCTCCAACCTCACCGTCACTGAGGCCACGCTCGCCAATCTCTCCGTCACGGGGGAGACCGTCGAAGTCGCCAACCTCGCGGTCACGAGTGGAAGTCTCGAATTGACCCGGGTGTCCAACCTCTTCCAGATCAAGTCCTCGTCCAACGTCGTCACGGAGTTTAAGCGGTCCAAGAAGTTGATCAAGTATCCGAGAAAGGTGTTGAATTATTTGGCCGGTTCAAGTGAATATGGTACCGCCTATAACGCGTCTGGTTACCAGGGATATAAAGTTACGCGGAGTAGTAATTATCCCGGCTACGAGGATTGGGAAGCATTCGATAATGACATTGGTGCCGAAGGGACACAACTTTGGGCGTCGGATACTACGGCTAGTGCCGGACCTGGATACGACGGTTATGACAACACTACCTTTGTAGCCCTGACAAACAACCCTAATGGTCAACATCCTTCGGCCGCTGGTAATGGTGACTGGATTCAAATAGAACTCCCATCTTCGATTTATCCACATACGTTGAGAATGCACCCAAGAAGTAATTACAATCAGAATCCCAAAACATTCGTATTTGTTGCGAGTGAGGATAATTCAAATTGGGATGTTTTAATACAAAATGGACAAGCTTCTGGTGATTGGGGTGCAAATAATGCATCATGGGGTGAATGGGAAATGGATTCTCTAAGAAAGTACAAGTATTTTGCAGTTATTGTGACGGCGACATTTGCCGCCGAACTCTGTGCCATTAAAGAAATTGAAATTCTTGGCATCCCCGAATACGACCCCGAGGCCCATGGGACGGACACTATCATGCGTTCCGTGCCGAATGTCCCAAACACGGATTGGTTGGAGGTGTACTATGATGCGAATGATTACACGTCCATGCCTGCGACCATCACTGATAAGTCTGGGAATGGGGTGACGGGTACGCCTAACAACGGCGTGACCTTCGATTCAACATGGAAGGCGTTTGTATTCAATGCATCCACACCGTCAACCATCACAACGTCTAGTATCACGACGAGTGGAGGTGACCTACCACATTCATGGTCCGTGTGGATAAAGCCAGAAGATGTCAGTGGTAGCACGAAAACGTATATGTCAGTCTTCGCACTCGGATTGACCGACGGCGGCGGGGGGAACACCATGCCCGGTTTGACACTCGCAAGAGATCAAAAACGAATGCAATTTGGATTCAACAATAACAACCTGCTTTTCAGTGCACCGTTCGAGTTCGGAAAATGGGTGCACGTCGTGTTGACGTACGCGGGCGGTGGCGCAACGTGGAGTAATCGCAAAATCTACGTGAACGGGATCGAGTGCATGCCGACAGCCATCATCGGGACGGCCGGTGATTTAGCCCTGTCGACGTCCGCTACCTTGAATGTTGGTACGACGTGGTATTCGGGAGACTATAATAACTATAACGGCGCGTTGGCGAATTTGAGATTTCACGATAGAGTTTTGACCCCAGACGAAGCCTGGCAGTTGTACGCGTACCAAAAGGAGTACTTCCAAGTGAGTCCAGACGTCGTGACGTTAAAGGGTGGACGTTTGGGGATTGGGACCGAACAGCCGAGGGCGGTTTTGGATGTCAGGGGGGATACTTTTTCGAAAATGTATAACGGTGGTCGTTCTACTTTCCTTACGTGGGATTATCTTGGTTCTAGATCCACGAGTTTCGCACAACCAACTACTACAAGTGGCGGCACGGTTGCAAGTATTCTCGATCATGAATTTAATATACCGTCGTGTTACCACGATCTCGGAACTACAACATTGAAGGCCTACATCAAGGTCGATTGGAGAGGAGAGTTTAATATCCCATGGAATTTTCTGTTCAGGTTGAAGGTGTACTATAACGATTATTCTTCAACATACACGTTGGACTCGTCCATGCCCGATCAAAGTGCCGATAATAGAGGAAGAGGATGCGGTTTACCTACTGTTTCATATCACGACAATTACGATTCTACGCCCGAGGCCGCTTCGGTGACTTCTCAGTTTACACTCAAAGAATGTCAAGTTTCGAGTGGTTCAAAAATAAAAGTAGAACTCCTTGGTGTTTACACGGATTTTGGTGGGGGTGCTGCCACATTATGGACTGGTAGGTGTGCTAATGCAGCTAACAACTTAGGGTTTGAAATGATGACGTCGAGTTTCTTTGTGGCATTGGACGTTGTATAAAATCTTGGGTTAATGTACATGGATTTGTTGCGCGTTCTCAACGAACTCAGACCGGGTGAATCATTTGGTATCGATAACGGTCTCCTCGAAACGTTATCAAATGTGTCTTGGTTATCACAAATCACGTACACGCCAACTCAATACGAAAAACTCGAAGATACGTCAAATCTCATTTACAACGAAGAAGCGAACCTGTACACCGTCGCACCGTTTACGATACCGACGGAACAAGAGTGCCAGGACTACTGGGACACGACACTTCAAAATGCCATTTCTTTAGCCAGCTTGAGAGCACAGAGAAATAACTTCATAACTAAAACAGATTACCTCGCAATGCCGGATTACCCTCACCCCACCGAGGAGGTCAAACAGGCGTGGTTGGATTACCGCCAAGCCCTCAGGGACTTGCCCGCGAACACCGAGGACCCGTCCAATCCGACGTGGCCCGTGAGACCGGACGCTTCGCTCGCTTAAAATTTTCCCAGTCATGTACATGGCTGACTCTGGTGTCGTGAATTTCACCGGCGCATCGACGAGCGTTCGAGCGAACGAGTTCAGTGCCCCGCACATCGGCATCGGCACGCACACCACCACGAGTAACCTCCACTTGGCGGGGGATTCACCGGAGATGAAGATCCAGGACGTCGTCGATCAAACGACAGAGACGGCGTTCAAGGTTGTCGTCGACGGTGGGACCACGCACTTCCAAGCGGGGACGACCTTCACGGATGGAAGCGATGGGACCTTGAAGTTCCAGAACATGGGTGGGACCAACACGCACGTGACCATCAACTCATTGGGTGACTTGGTCGCCGCCAACAACGTGTCCGCGAACACCATCACCGCCACGATCATCAACGACGCATTCGAACAAACCACGGCGCACGACCGCGAAGCCTCCGTCCTCAAGAAGTATCCGGAGGTGGCCTTGTCATCGGCTGTTCAGAGTGGGTATGTCGTCTCGGTTTCCTCCGCGGATACGAATAGTGGGCGAACTTTGCATGGCGCTTTCGATGGTATATTTGATGATTCTCACGGCGACGGGTGGCAATCTGGAGTGCGATATTCGAAGACCACCGGTCTACCAACCAGCGACTCTAGTAACGCGACCTTCACGGTCGACGGTGTCGATTACACAGGTCAGTGGGTGAAATTGCAATTACCCAAAAAAGTCCGCGTCGAATCCATCGTTTTCGCGTCGTCTTACATGTCTACTAGTACGGATGATCGAAGACCTGAGAGAGGTGCCTTTTTAGGTAGCAACGATAACACGAATTGGGAATTGATCAAATCGTTCGATAACAATCTCAACTACACTGATTCCGATGCAGACAGCCAGCCAACAAACTCGACTGCAACGATCACCGGACTCACTAATACGTCTCACTACAAATATCTCATGCTAGTAATCACGAAGATTGCAACGACGAACCTTTATGGAGTCGTGCACATGAATGAAATTGAATACTACGGCTACGAAGAGGTCGGTACCACCGTCCTCAAAAAGTATCCGCAGCTGGCCCTGTCTTCCGATGTTCAGAATGGGTATGTCGTTTCGGCGAGTACTGACGCTTTCAATGTGGACGGCTTTTATAATTGGAAAGCATTCAATAACGTGATCGGCAATGAAGGCTGGCATTCCGCAAGTGATCCGGGTACAGTGTCAGGATCTCCTTACAATGAAATAAGTTCGAGTTATGTTGGTGAGTGGTTAAAGATCCAACTTCCTGTGGCTATAAAACTTGAGTATTTTAATATCGCCGCGCGCACAGGTTACGAATCCACACACGCACCAGAAGATTATAAAGTATTTGGGTCTACGGATGGAAACACATGGGTTGAACTGTCTGAGGTCACGGGAGCCACTTACACTTCTGGGCAATTCAATCGTGTTCAAGTCAACTCATCTTCATACTACAAGTACTATGCTATGGTCGTCCAAGATGCTACTAATAGTACCACAAATAGTATCGTTGTTGGCGAGTGGGAACTTCACGGCTACGAAGAGGTCGGTACCACCGAGACGTCCCTCGACACGACCATGAAATCCGTGTACAACACCCCGGACCTCACCAGCGCGTCCCTGTACATCGACGGCAAGAAGAGCGGTTTGACACCCATCGATTACAGTGGGTCGAGCATCACAGTCACCAATAACGGGTCGTGGGACTCCAGTGATAACACATGGGTCCTTTCGGGGGAGACGACGTCCAACATCGTCACCGCCGATCTCGGATTGGAAGGGGACCATCCACACTCCATCTCGGCGTGGGTGAAGGCGAACGTGCTCAACGACGACGGTCTCTTCCACGTGGGAACCGCGGAGGGTGAGGGCGACGCCGCGTCCCGCCTCGGGTTCGTCGATGACTCGCACATCTCATGGGGTGGTGAAGACCACTATTTCTCGAATGCCGAGTGGCACAACGTCACGTACACGTACAACGCCCAGGGGTCCGACAAGAAGTTGTACCTCGACGGCCGCTTGGTCGGGACCGCGAAGAATGTGGATACGTTCGGGGACTACCCGCCGTTCGCGATGTCGACGTACTCGAAGTATGGGTACACTGTGAGTGCGAGTAGTGACTTGACAAACTATGAAGCGTATCAGGCATTTAATAATGAATTGGTACACAGCAACAGTAACATATGGATTACGGATAACGGCATGTACAATGCGAGTGGCGATGGCACGCCGACAAGCAGTGCAGACACGACGGTGGTGGATGGAACGAACGAGGTAGGTGAGTGGCTCCAGATTGAGTTACCACACCAGTTAAAGGTGTCATACATGGATATCGCCCCACAAGGCCAAAACACCAACTCACTCGGTAGAGCACCCAAGGACGGTATCATCGCAGGCAGTCGAGACGGTTCGACGTGGGAAACCATGAAATCATGGACCGGGGTGACAGACTGGGCACTCACAGGTACGTCTGGGGTGTACAAGACATTCGTGATAGACACAAATACAGACAGGGCATACAAGTACATACGGATCATCATCACGAAAACGGGTGGCAGTGATACATATGGGGCTCTCGGTGATGTGAAAATATTCGGCCACCGCGAGAACGACCTCGTGCGTTTCCCCGACCCGACGAACGTGCTCAAGTATCCGCACGTGGCGATGACGGGACCGGCGCAGCGGGGGTACGTGGCGACGGCGAGTGAGGAATTTACCGGTGGAGGTGGTCGATATGCATGGGAGGCGTTTGATGAGTATTCCGGTACTTACGATTTGGCCTACGGGTGGTCAACAGATGCCGGTTCGGGTTCATGGACAAACAGCACAGGTTCTGCGGCTGGCACAAAATTAGGAACGTTTGGTGCATACACTGGACATTTCTTGAAATTAGAACTTCCAAGAAAAATACGAGTGAGCTCGATTAATATTCAATCCGTTGATCAAGGTTCGGGTGATAATCGAAGACCCGTCGAGGGTGCATTTTTAGGTAGTAATGATAATTCATCATGGACCCTCATCAAATCATTTGCAGATGGTGATCTCACTTGGACACAGGTATCAGGTCAAACCGCGCCGTGGATCGAAACTACTGTGACTGGTATAACAAACACGAATGAATACAAATATTTAGTTTTCGTGATTACAAAAATTCCAGTGAGCACGACGTATACTGTTTTGGAAATCATGGAGTTGAAATATTTCGGCACCGAACCCGAGGACGTGATCGCCCGCGTGGGCGACGGGTTCGACGGCAAGGTCCGCAACCTTCGCGTCTACTCGACGGCTCTGTCCCAAGACCGGGTCCAAGAGATTTTCGATGCGGACAAGGATGAGTTTGGTTTGGCCAAATCTTCCGTGAGTGTGTACCGAGGCCACTTGGGGATCGGGACGACCGAACCCAAGGCGGCCCTCACAGTCATGGATGAGGTGGGGGAACTCGTTCAATTACCACCCGGTAACATGACGGGACACGACCAATATTTCGAAAAACACGGTGTCTTCAAAGCTCGAACAAGCCAGGGCCATGACACAGGAAACTACCCACCGTGGGAAGGTTTCAACGATACAATTGGAACTTTATGGTACACAGGATACTCGGATGGTTCGGAGTCTTATAACGGTACGAGTGGTGCTTACTCCGGTACCGCACAACTGGGGTCCACAACGAAATTCGGCGAGTACCTCATTCTCGAAATGCCATACAAAGTTTTCCCGAAACGCATGGAATATATTAGACAGTCTAGTGGTTCTCATCTTATTACTAAGGCCTACGTATACGGTAAAAACGGGAGCAATGGTATCTGGACAGAAATCGGTTCATTTACAGATGGCGGTCCATCGGAAGATTGGGTACCCAAAGTTGTCGATCTCAACAATTCAGTTGCGTATGACCAACTCGCATTCGTCCCGACGAAAAGATATGCGGCGAGTGCGACGGCCGGTGTCAGTTGTCACCTCATTCGCTACTTTGGCACCCGCGAACAAGGCGCGTCGACCCTGCACAATGGCGAGTTGAGCTTGACGCGGAACTTGACGGTGCCTCGCATCGGGCCTCCGCTCGACGCGGACGATACGCCGAGGCGCGACCGTTTGGTGGTGGAATACAACACGTCGACGAACCCGACGGAGAATGGGGTCGTGAAGGATACGAGTGGAAATGGTGCACACGGTAGACTGTTTAACGGGGCATATTATGATCCAACCGAAAAGGCGTTGGTGTTCGATGGGACGGATGATTATTTAAGATCCAATACTATTAAACAATTTTTGGGTGATCAACCATTTACCATTACAGGTTGGTTCAAAAGAACTTCTGGTAGCACGACGAGACAAGATTGGTTTTACTTGGGTGATGCGTCGACTGGTACCGCAGGAGGTTCGGCATTTTCTATATATACAGATGATGTGTCACAAACATACGCTTATAGCTATCATAATGACATTTATTCAAGCAGTGCACTCATACCAGATCAAAATTGGTACTTTTTGGCTATAACTTTTGTTGGTGGTATACCTAATAATACCAACAAGAAAGTGTACATAGACGCAGTGGATTTTAGTTCTTCATTTGATCAAGGTACACCGACATATACACAAAATTTTACGGATAATACAGTATTTACTTTGGGGGCTGGTCATGAATTAAACGGTGTACCGTATGCTTCTTCCGATGTAAAAGTGTCAAACATAAAGATTTGGGACATCGCCCTCACCGCCGACGAGGTCAAGCGACTGTACGATATGGGTCGGTGCGACGAGGGACATCACGTCGTCAATTTCAGCAAAACTAAGGTAGGCATCGGCTTAGGGGATGGGGAGGTTCCACAAGGTGACATGCATGTGAGAGGACATGTTTGTATAGGCCCGGGTGTGGTGCCAGTCGAACAATGGTATAACCCCGCCCTGACTGTAATACAACACTCTCGAGCTAGAGACAACGCAAGACCAGGTGCGGGCATGCAGTTCGGACATATTGATGACCCTGGACACGGGTGGATGCTCGGCCTTGATAACGACAGTACCACCGGTGTCGGTACTGGCAATGAATTCGTTTTTGAACACCTGTCTAAAGGAATACAAACCGGATACGGTGCTCAACTCTCGTCCGGTTATAGTATCGGTACGATCAATAACTTTACCGGTCAGCACAGGTGTTTTATCAGGGATATACCTTTTACTAAAGCCAACGAATTAGAGGGGCTTATTGTTTCCTCGGATCAGAATAAGTATGTCAGAATGAGCGGGGGTATCGAGACGGGTTCAAATGCTATCACCATAAACGAGTCACTCCCGTACGTCTCTCTATCGAACGTCGCGTTGGACAAGGCGACATTCGGTGTCATCTCACTTTCTGAAGATCCTACACAAAGAGTTGATCGTTTCGGTAATATAAAATCTATGTATCCGAAAGAAAAGGGTGACACCCGCGTGTACATCAACTCCGTCGGTGAAGGCGCGATTTGGGTTGTCGATACGAACGGTTCGCTCGAGTCGGGTGATTACATCACCACCTCGAACATTGCCGGGTACGGCATGGCACAGAGCGACGACCTCTTACACAACTACACGGTGGCGAAGATCACGATGGATTGTGACTTCAATCCGGCGACTCAACCCATCAAGCGCATCAAGCGTTCGAACGTGGTCGAGACCCACTACACGGGCTTGGTCTCGGTCGTCAAGTCGGTCCCCCATGAGTTCGTGACCACGGTGGTCGACGCGGACGATATCTGGTCAAACGTCACGATCACACCATCCGACGTGACGTACGCGCAGTGGTCCAACTTGGAGGCGAACGTCCAAAACACCTACACCTTGGTGTACACCTCCACGAGTAACGTGGTCTACGACGTCAAGTACACGTTGACCACCACGGCGAACGTTTCCGAGAGTGACGCGTGGGACGCGGTGCACATCGATCCCCCGGAGGTGACGTGGGCCGAGTACAGCAACCTCGAAGCGAACGTTCAGAACACCTACACCGTGACCTTCACCCAAACCACGACTGAGGAAAAGACACCAGAGGAGTGGTCCGCGCTCGACGCGAACGCACAGGCGCTTTGGTCCGTCCAGTATTACGACATGGAGGAACAAAAGGTGGACGCCGATTACCCTGGTGCCGTCGCGCACGACGTGGTGACCGACCGTATCGAGAACGAGTTGGACGAGCACGGGCAGATTCAGTGGGAAGACACCGAAGAAACCGAGAAGGCGTACAAAATCCGATACTTGGACGCCACCGGCGCGCAGACCGACGAGGCCAACTGCGTGCACAGGGCGGCGTTCGTCGGGTGTACGTACCACTGCGGATAAAAAAACCTCATGCAAGTATTAAATGTCCATCGACAGCCAGACGTTGAACCTCACTGGGTCCCTCAAGGTGACGGGTGACGTGAAGACGTCGGAGACGTCGAAGATCGGCATCGGCACGGATGCCCCCGACGCCATGGTCCACGTGTCGAACACCCACCCGAAGGTGCACATCGAAGAGCGCGACGGCGGTGGAACGCAGACGGCCGTTCGTCTGCACGCCAACGCGCACGCCCTCAACATCGAGGTCGGTCAGGAGTACGCCGCGGACTCGCGCGCGAACATCGTCTTCAGTTCGATGGACGGATCGCACGAGCACTTTCGCGTGGTGGGTTCGAACAGTGCGGTCGTCATGTCCTCGAGCCTGAACGTCGCGTCCAACATCGAGACCACGAACGTTCGGTGTAACGACCTGTCCCTGGAGAGCTTCACCCTGGGTGTGTCCCAGGGATTCGGGGACGTCATCAACGTGAACAACGAGACGTCCAACACGGTCATCTTCAGTAACCTCTTGGACAGCACGACGACCACCACGGGGGCGGTGACGATCACCCAAGGGGGTCTCGGGGTGGCGTCGAACATTCACGCCAACAACCTCTACGCGGCGAACAACGTCTTCGCGGCGAACGCCTACATCACCGGCATGCCCGTGGCCACCTTGGCGTCGAACTTGGTCACGTGGGACAGCGCCACCGGGCAGGTGATGGACAGCGGTGGCTTGTTCAGTAACAAGTTGACGGTCGTCAGCGAACAACCACCCACCGCCCTGACGTCCAACACCTACACCGACGCCGATCACGGCTTGTACCAAGTCTTGGCGTCCAGCGGATCGACGGAAGATTACAAGGCGTTCGACAAGAACGCGTCGACCTATTGGATCTCCGCGACGGGGTACACCGGGTCGAGTAACGTGTACACCGGCGCGGTCGCCCTCTCGGGGGACACGAGCGCGGGCGAGTGGCTCATGATGTCCCTCCCGTACAAGACCAAAGTCAGGCACATCACCCTCGAGAACGGGTTGAACTCCGAGTCCTTCCCGGCGTCCGCGAAGGTGTACGCCAGTGACGACAAGATCACGTGGACCCAACTCACGTCGTGGACGGGGGCCACCGCCGCGAGCACGCACATCGTGAACGCCACCACGGCGTATCGTCACTACGCCCTGGTGACCCTCCAGGTGGCTGGGAACTACGACAAAGTGTCCGTGGGGGCGCTCAAACTCTTTTGCGAGAGCTTCAGCATCGATAAGGGGAAGATTGAACTCGCGTCGACGACCAAATCGAGCGATGGTTCGGTGTTTGTGGAGAAACGCAACTCCACCCCGTACCTGAAGTACCCGAGGGAAAAGCTCACATCCGCCAACCAAAATGGCCACGCCGCGACGAGTTCGAGTACCTACTCAAATTACTACCCTTTCAAGGCCTTCGACAGTGATGTGGAGGGCTCCAGCATTTGGTTAAGCACCGCCGTCTTCGAATCGAACGGGTACGCAAATCTCACGACGAGCAGCTCGATGACCGTCGACGGAAACACCGTGCAAGGTGAATGGTTGGGCATACAACTTCCAGAAAAGATCAGACTTCACGACTCGTATTATAGCCCACAAAGCGTATCTTACAGCGTGCACGGTCAACCTCGTACACCCTACGACGGCATGATTGTCGCGAGTAACGACGGCACGACGTGGACGCGTCTCCTTTCTTGGTCGGGGAAAACAGACTTCCCATACAGTACCTTGATGCCCCTCGGTGACATCGAGACGAAAGATTATTATGATCGGTACAGATTGATTTGTCAGCGAACGCAGCCAGACGAGTCGAACAATAACTACTTCTCTATAGCAGATTGGGAACTCCACGGCGTGCCCATGAACAACCCTTCCACGGGTGACGACACGGTGATACACTCCGTCGCGAACACCCCGACGACTGATTTCCTCCTCGCCCATTACGATGCCGCGGATTACACATCCGCACCGGCGACGCTCGAGGACAAGGCGAACAGTTACGACCTCACCAAGAATGGCACGGTGAATTACGATTCCGCCTACAACGCGTTCGTGTTTTCGGGAACCGTGGGAAACTATTACAAATCTTCCGCAAACTTTTCAACTTTTGACCAAGCACACAACCACACCATTTCTCTGTGGTTGCGACCGGACTTCAATCAGGGAGACGACCCTCTGATGCGTTACGACCCAGTCTATTTGGGTAAGGAATACGCAGTAAGTGAAGTCATGACGTCGAACGCGTCGGCGATCGCAATTTTCAACAGCAGCTTTTACTGGTACAGTTGGAACGACGACATCATCATCCCAACGAGTGACTTTTCCATGAAGAAAAATCAGTGGTACCACTTCGTCCTGAGCTTCAACGGGGACACGTCAGATCTCGGTTCGAAAACAATTTACGTCAACGGGCAGGCGTTGGCGAAAGGTGGATACTCGCGGTCTTCTCAAGCGGCATCTACAGAGAGCTTGAATTTCACCCCGACCAACTGTAAACTGTATTTGGGTGGCGGGGGTAATGATGGAAGTACACCCTGGAAGGGTGCGATAGCGAACACGAGGGTGTACGACCGCGCGCTCTCAAAGGACGAGGCGTGGGAACTCTTCGCTTCCCAGCGCGACTTTTTCGGTGTCTCCACGAGTGACGTGGTCGTCAAGAGTGGTCGGGTAGGGATCAACACGGATGTTCCGAGGGCCGTCCTGGATGTGAACGGTGACGTTCGGGTGACTGGGACCGTTGGGTTTAGTGGTCTCGGGGCTTTGGAGATCCCTCAGAGCATGAACACGTATGGGGACGCTGGGATGATTCGGTACAACACAACGTCGAAATCCATCCAATTTCACGACGGCACCTCGTGGAAGTCGGTCGGTGGGATTTCCGCCACTGGTGGCACTGTCACTTACGCTGGTGGATACAAGATACACACGTTCACGTCTACGAGCGATACGCTGACTGTGTATAATGGAGGTGAAGTGGAGTACCTGATGATCGCCGGTGGTGGTGGTGGTGGTGGAAACCACGGTGGCGCCGGCGGTGCGGGTGGTTACATCGCGGGTACGACGCTCATAAGCACGGGTAGTTTGACAGTGACCGTCGGTGCCGGTGGTGCGGGTGGTTTGAGTGGTGCGAATGGCTCGAACGGCACGGACACCACGTTCAATGGGTTGACTGCCATCGGCGGCGGTGCGGGTGGTCGGGGATACGATACGAATTCGTCTGATGGATATCCAGGTGGGTCGGCGGGCGGTGGTGGGCCGTTTGCATCGGGTGGGACTGCCAGTAATTCTGGCGCACAAGGGAACGACGGTGGAGATGGTATCAATGACTCCTCACTCGCCGGACACGGGGGTGGCGGTGGAGGTGCGGGTGGTGCAGGAGGTGACGGACAGACGAGTGGTTCTTTTGGTGCAGGCATCTCAGGTGCGGGTGGCACCGGTATCTCGAGCTCCATCACTGGCACGGCAGTCGTACGGGCGGGTGGTGGTTCAGGCGGGCGATGGGGTGGTACGAACACCAGTCCAGGGACCACGGGCGACGTTGGTACAGTCCAAGGTGGTGGTGGTAAGGGCGGTGCGACTGGTGCCAGTGGTTATGCGGCGCAGAGTGGCACCGACGGAACAGGTGGCGGCGGTGGTGGCGGGGCAGATGGTGGAGGAACGGGCGGTGATGGAGGCGACGGAATCGTGATAATAAGATATTTGTATTAAGTATGCCACACTTTGCTGAATTGAACCCGACGACGAATGAAGTGCTGCGAGTGATCACCGCCAGGAGCCGCATTTGGTGTGAATATAACCTCGATGGTACGTGGGTGCAAACGCACAAAGCGACCGAGGGTAAAAACTACGCCGGTAAGGGGTTCACGTACCACCCAGACAAAGAAAACTTTTCACCCCCACAACCCTTTGCCTCGTGGACTCTCGACGATGACTGTGCGTGGCAACCACCCACCCCGTACCCGACAGATGGAAACATGCACGCGTGGAACGAAGACACGCAATCATGGGAGCAGTTGAACGTCGGGTCGTAAGACGTACGGAAGGGTGATCTCTCGTTTGGAACGCGTGGTCCCTTGGTACACGTAATGTTCTGAGGGATCGTTCCATGACTTTTTAAAGACGACGGCCCTGTCGTTGTAGTACTTCCCGTCAGGGGCTTTGTAGATGTATTCATACCGAGTGCATCTGTCGCCCTCGAAATCATTCTCAGTGATGACTGATATCGGTTTTTTGTCCACCAAGTCAATCATCATCTTCAACATGGACTTCATGACGGCCGGGTGGTTCCCTAAGGTGTGGTGAAGCTTCTCTATGGTTCCCAGGATCACCTGACCCAAATCATTCTTATCAAACCCAAGCAAGGTGACTTCTCTTTCGGCGTGCTTTAAAACGCTCTCTATCCAAGACATTTATTTCCTCATGGTGTGATGCCTTTAAGGTTCCCTCACAAAAACCTTGACATAAGATAGAACATGTCAGTGCAATCCCCCACCGGCATCTTGACGTTCCCGAACGCGACCCTCCGGACGAGTGAGTTACAGTGTAACACCCTGAGCATGGAGGAGATCACCTTCAACGTGACCCGCGGGTTCGAGAATGTCATCAACACCAGTAATGTCAGCTCGAAGGCGGTGCACATCTCCAACACCCAAGCGGCCACGTCGACGACGGTCGGCGCCCTCAGGGTGGACGGCGGCATCGCGTGCGGTGGTAACCTTTGGTGTTCGAACCTCGTGGTCCAGGGCGTGGACGTCGAAGTCGGGGCGCTCGATCTCCAACAGGTCATGGTCGCCGGGAACACCACCACCCGCCCGATGAGCATCACCAACACCACGGCCAGTTCGAACAAGACCACGGGTGCCCTGACCGTCGCGGGGGGCGTGGGGATCAACGGCGCCCTGAACGCCCTGGGACCCCTGGCGGTGGGACCGTCGACCGCCGTGTACGGTGTCAAATCACACATCTCTTCAGACGGCATCTTGTACACCGTCATGGAAGACACCACCGCGGGCACGGACGAGAAGAAGTGGTGGACGTCCGCGTACGGCGCGTCTCTGACCCATTACATCGCCAACGACGCAAACAGCGCCAGTCAAATATACATGCAAGTCAATCGATCAGGGTACAGCGTCAGTAACGTAAAGTTTCCTTATGGTGACGTGCACATAGGTCAAAGCTACTCCGCCGACATAGACCGCAAACTGCTCATACGGGGTCGAAAAGTGAATGCTGATGGGTACTTTGCTGGAATAGAGTTCAAAAATTCTGATGACGCCGGTGGAACCTACGCTTCCATCCGGGCGAAACGGATGTTTAATAATTACGGGATCGCTACTGAGTTTTGGAACACGCTCACCGGAAGCACGACAGCTTACAGTGTCTTACAGATTGATCATCTGAACGGGCGTCTCCTTTCAAACTCTGGTGTGTATGGGACCAAGTTTGCGTCGTATTATCACCAATCAGGAACAATTAATACTGATGGTAACTACGACATCAGTCCCTCGCAATGGATCAAGTACGGTCGCATGCACGAGAGTGGGGTAACATATAATCATACCGTGCACGAAGGGTACTACTTGGTCACGGGTGAACGCGCAGACGCAAACCCATATGAACGTGTCATGGGATTTGCCTTCATGGATGGTAGTAGTTTTGCGAACGTCATAGAACTGAGTGGAAGTGCATCAAATTTTTGGTCACTCTCTGTAAGTAGTGGGAACTTGCGTTTCGGGAACGTCGGTGATGCAAATTATCCCACGCAATACCGGTTCGAGCTCACGGCGATATCAGGGCAAATTGCTGGTTACCAGCAGTATTAAAGAAAAAAATGACATGACTTTATAGCAATGTCGTACACTCTTGTGTGTTGTAAAAACGACGAGCGCGGTAGGACTGGTCTCATTTACAAGACAGAACACATCCCGGACTATGCCCAAGACGAGGAAAAGTACGCAACGTCCGTGGTCCCACAAGCCAGCGAAAGGTTTTTAGATTACCTTCGCACGCTTGCACCAACCCAGATGATCAAATACATATCCGAAGCACACACCTTGGATGTCACCAACATCGACGCGGATTACAAGCGTTTCAAACTCGAAGGCATTTTGAACTTGAGGAACAAGAAACTTCTCGAGTGTGACTGGACACAAACGCTCGACGCACCTTTGTCGGATGAAGACAAGGAATCGTGGCGCCAGTACAGACAGGCGTTGCGTGACATCCCGACGACCATCACGTTCGATGGCTACGAACCCAGTGAAGTGGTGTGGCCGACGCCACCCAATTAAATCTCACCCTACTATCAGATAGATGTCCAACACACCGTTGAATTTCAATCAGGCGTCTGTGCGCGCGAACGAACTCGTGGCCAACGAGCGACTCGGGATCGGCACGCACACACAGACGGCTACCATACATGCCAAGGCGGCCGCCGCGCAGATGGTCCTCGAGGACGGGGTGACGAACGGCCAGGCCACGGAGACCGCGTTCCGCCTCTTGACCAACAGCGGGACCACCCACTTCCAGTGTGGGACCTCGACGAGCACCGGGTCGGCCGGTGATTTGGCCTTCCAAAACTACGGGGGGACCAACACCTTCATGATTCTCAAGTCCAGTGGGCGTTTGGGGATCAACACGCTCAGCCCATCTTCAAAGTTTCACGTCTTCTCCGGTGCACTCACCTCGGACACCGACCTCGCGAACTTTCACTGCACGAACGGGAACCACTCCCAACTGAACATCAGAGAGATTCGACACGATGCCCAGTCCACCAACTGGGAAGGGTGGAGCACGCGCATTCAAAAGGTTGTCGACGTCACCAACCAAGCCTACATCGAATTCAACCCCGAGGGTAGCACCTACGGTTTGGCGTTTGGAACTGGCTCTGGAGGCGTGGAAAGAATGCGCATCCTCAACGGCGGGAATGTGGGGATCGGGACGACGAACCCGACTAATAAGCTTCATGTGTACGGTGACGCGAATGGGATAGACTTGGGACCACTCGCCGCGATGGGCTTTGAAGACTCCGGTATATCATTTTGTGGAATAAAAGTTGGGCAAAAAGTGAGTAGTCCCTATGCACGAACAGCACTCAGTGTCGAAGATAATGGGACATCTATACTACACGTAGATGGACATAATAGACGCGTGGGGATCGGGACGACCAATCCTGCTTCTGCATTACATGTACAAACTGGCGCTACTGACGAAATTACTACTTTTAAAGTCGACACCTCTGGTGTATTCTCTATAGCGCGTAATCACAACTCTAGTCCTTATATGTCAACATATATGGGTTCTGGACATCCAGCTGTAAATTTGGGCAATGGCAGTAATTATTGGAGGATGCGCAAATACATCACTAACCTGGATTTTGATTATAATGGCTCTACCAAGGGATATCTATTGACGACAAGCAGTGGTGAACTGAATTTTACCGGTCAACACAGAACATTTATCAAAAATGTACCGTTCACAGAAGCAGGTGAATTAGAAGGTCTCATCGTCTCGGCCGACCAAAACAAATACATAAAAATGAGTGGCGGCATCGAAGCGGGTTCGAACGCCATCACGACAAACGAGTCTCTACCTGTAGTGACAATCTCGACCAAGGCCAACGACAAAAAATGTTTTGGTGTCATCTCTGCATCTGAGGATCCAGACACTCGGGAAGAAGCATATGGCAATTTTGTGTCCGTGTCAGAAAAAGAATTCGGTGACACACGTGTATACATCAACTCCGTAGGCGAAGGTGCGATGTGGGTTACAAACGCCAACGGACCCCTCGAGTCGGGTGACTACATCACGACCTCTAATGTGGCCGGCTACGGGATGCGCCAGGACTCTGAATTCCTGGCCAATTACACAGTTGCAAAGATTACGATGGATTGTGACTTCGCACCGGTGACTCAACCCGTCCAACAAATCGTCAAGGAACTCGCCAATGTAAATTATTGGGTCGAAACGACTTACTCGAACGTCGCACTTGAGGAGTACTCGAACCTCATGGAAGAGGACCGGCGAACGGTCACGACCACGCATTACGCGAACGAAGATGGCATCATCTCGTTAGATGAATACAGTAATCTCGCGTCCAACGCACAAGCGACGTACTCAGAAACCGAAACCGTGACGTACCAAAAGATTGAGCGTGAAGAGTCTACCACTGAAAGAGAAGGGTGGACACTTGAGGTTCGGGAAGGACTCGTCAACGTCCTCGACGAACATGGCCAAATCCAGTGGGAAGACCACCCCACAGAAACAGAAAAGGCTTACAAAATCAGATACTTGACAGCGGATGGACAGATCACAGACGAAGCAAACGCAGTTCACATCGCAGCCTTTGTTGGGTGCACGTACCACTGCGGATAAAACTTATCTCAACACTAATTAGTATCATGCCAATCGTCAGTCCGACTGGCACACTGGACTTGACCAACGTCTCCCTGAACGTTGGGGCGGTGACGGCCAACTCCCTGAGTCTCCAGGGGGGAAGCCTCACCGTCGAGGGTGGAAACCTGACCACGAACAGTATGCTTTCAAACGGTGTGACGATTGTTGATTATTCCCACACGCCCCAGCTCAGACGCTTCCCGAACGTCGCCTTGACTTCGACGAACGATTTCGACATCTCAGGCACGAGTGACGGCTACCTCTCGAGTGCCTCCATTACGTACTCGGCGGACTATTCATCCTACTTTTGTTTCGACAAGGTGACGAACAAGGAGACCGCGTCGGGGTACGGGTGGCAGACCGCGGCTGCGAGCAACAACTACGACACGACCACCGGGAATTGGGTGGGAGGTACCGGCGGTAACACGGAGATGACCCTCACGAGCGGGGAGACCATCTACGGGGATTGGGTGCAGCTCCGCCTTCCGGTGGGTGAATCCGTGCGCGTGTCCCACTTTCACTACTACCCCATTTTCTTCGACGGTGGGACCCACGACAGTCTCGGTAACCAAAGGTCACCCAAGGATGGCTACCTCCTCGGCTCGTCCGATGGATCGTCGTGGACCAAGCTCTTGGCGTGGTCCAACAGGACAAACTTCGTCGAGACCAAACCGAACAAGTTCGAGGTCAACGCCTCGACCGCCTACCAGTACTTGCGAGTGGTGTGGGCGGCCACCGTGGGTGGCACCTACGGCAACTACGCCTCGTCCGGGAACATCGAGTTCTTCGGATACGACGACGACCAAAAGGGTGACCACAAGGACATCCACTTGGTGTCCAAGGCGTCCTTCGCACCGCTCGATCTCGCCGTCGTCGCCTACGACGGGCGTCTGTCCACGAGGGACGGCGCGAACGTCTCCGACATCTCCGGGAACGACCTCACGGGTCTCCTGAACGGCGGGGTCACGTACGACGCCACCACTCAATCGTGGGAATTCGACACCAGTGCGGCGAAATATATCAGTCGATCCCTCACCATCGCCGGTGGTGATTGGCCACACTCCGTGAGCATGTGGTTCAACACGAGCAATCTGCAACCTTCCCACTCGGGTGGCCAGTACCTCTATTTCTTGGGTAACTCCACTCAGTACCAATCGAGTGGCATGTACTTTTATGCGCAAACCCTGAAGGTAGCGTCGTGGACGTCCGACTACAGAGTCGATTACACCTTCGCCGAGAATGAGTGGTACCACGTGGCGTTCACGCACACAGGCGAGGGGTGGTGGCCCCCGAACATTCGGTGTTTCGTGAACGGAAAGCGCGTCGCCTTCCTGGACAATGATTCCGTGGGCACGGGTGGCACCCAAATCAACTTGCCAACGTCGACGACCCTGAAGATTGGTGGTTTCGGGAGCGTCAACGACTCGTTCATCGGTAAGATTGGTTCGTTCCGCCTTTATGAAGGTCCGATGAGTGACGAACACCTGGTGGACATGTACCACGCGGACAAGGAACACTACGGCTTGTCCACGTCCAAGATCTCCATCGTCAACAACCGCATGGGCTTGGGCGTGGATGCCCCCACCAAGGATTTCGAGTGTTTGGGTGACAGCGCGATCGAAGAGTTCCCACCCGAGGCCATGAAATCGCACGCCCACTACGTCCCCAACCACGGCACGTTCGTCGCGACGGCGTCGAGTTGGAGAACGGATCAAGGCGGGAACGAGCCTTACCAAGCCTTCAACAAAGGGTCCGGGTCCACCACCGACGCGTGGATCCAGGAACTCAACGACAGCACCAACCACTCGTACGCAACAAGCAACGACTACAGGTACAGCGGCACGGCGAAGCTCGCGAGCACGATTCCACCCGGGGAGTTCTTGATGTTGACGTGTCCGTACAGAATCAAATTGAAGAAGATTTCCGTGGAGCCTCGCTCGTGGGTCGAGAACACCGACCAGAACATGCCCGAGGACGGGTGGATCTACGCCCAAGACGATCGAGGGTCGTGGACCGCCCTCACCTCGTGGAAGGGGCAGACGTACACGTCCAACCTCCACACGACGTTCATCGACGTCAACGCGACTGATTACTACAGGTCCTTCGCCCTAGTGACGACGAAGACCAAGGCGGCCAACAGCGTCCAAATAGGGGAGTGGCGCCTCTTCGGTAACCGCGAACCGACGTCCATCGATCACGGTGCCTTGGTCGCCCCATCGGCGGACATCGCGAACATCGGGTCGGAGAGGAGCGACCTCCCGCGACCGGATGATTTGGTCCTCATGGTGGACACGTCGATCAACCCACTCCTCGGCAATGTGGTGTCGTCACAGGGGAAACCCGCCAACTACGCCCGAACGTACAACGGCGCGTCCTACGTCGAACACGAACGGGCCTTGTCCTTTTCCGCGGTGTCCAACTCCTACGTGAAGTATGCGGAGTGCGACATGGGCACGGGCAACTGGCCACACTCCGTGAGCGTGTGGTTCAAAGTGACGAACAGCGCGGATAACGTGTCGTCAGTCTTCCATGTTGGGAGGAGCACGACTGGCACCAATAACACGATGTCGTACGTCGACTGGTACGCAAATGGATGGTTCTACTGGAGTTTTTATAACCGATGGTCTGTTGTAAATATCGAAAGACAGGTCAACAAGTGGTACCATCTCGTGTTGACCCATGATGGCAGCGCTGGCGTCGCGGGCATGCGTATGTACCTGGACGGCCAAGAAGTCAAGTTCACCTCCACCGGTGGGACCGGTGACTTAAATTTCGGGACGTTCGACAAAAAAGTCCACCTCGGCGGGAACCCGAATTGGAACAGTTTCACCGGCTACATCTCCAATTTCGCCCTGTGGGCTGGGGCGCTGACGCGAGGTGAGGCTGAGCGTCTCTACGCCGCGGGTCGCACCGGGGATTTCATGACCATCACCAAACCCCTCTCCATCGGCGGAGGCACCCCGAGGGCCCAACTCGACGTCAGGGGGAACATTCGCTGTGATGGGTACATCCAAGAGGCTTTGAAGCCCGCGTTCTTTGCGTATTCCACCTATAGTGGGGCTGACAACCGTGGTGAAGGGACGGTGCTGGATAACGGCTACACTCGGATCGCGGCGAACACCCCCATCCCGTTTGAACAGGTATCGTACGACGTCACCCTTTCGTATGACACGAGCACCTTTAAGTTTACCGCACCCGTGGCTGGTAT